CTTTTAGTTCCATCGCTTAAATAACCTTTAAATTCTACCTTATTGCATACCTTCCGTAATTGGGTCGGCTCAATCGGTTAAAGGTAGCATATCTCGTTGCATCAATGGCGTGATTGAAGGCATCAATGGGTCTATTGAGTAGGTTTCCATTCTTGTCCTCTTGCCATTTGTAGTTCTGAAACTCTCGGATGGCATTCTTGCTTTCCTTCGTGACAAATATCTTATGGCGTTTGAGAATGTCTATCCCCGCCATTACGCTATCCGCACCTTTGGCCGTTGGCTTGACATTCCATCCCATCCTATGCAGTTCCTCAATACTCTTGGGTTCTGCCGAGTCTGCCCATATCTCATCAAACCTTGTCAGTCCCAGTTCCGTTAGTTTTTGGCTAATGTCTTGGTTGGTGAGGTTGGTGTGATACAGTAACTCTTGTATGTATAGATTCTCACCATCCTTGAACACCTTGACAATAGCCGTAGGGTCATTGGTGAATCCAAAGTCCAATCCTAATGATATGAGTTGACCTTTCGGTTCTTCCGCTATTTGGAATTGGAAGATTGTAGCTCTTGACATACCACGCTCTCCAAGACCATAGATTCTCCAATAGTCCTCATCCGTATCTTGTAGCCTTTCAATTTCCTCCACAATGCTTTTATCAAGGAACTTATTGTCCTTATAGGTAGTCTGGAAAAAGGCGCAGTCATCGCGTGGAATTACCTTATCATATATCCAATGGAAAGAATCAGAGGGGTTGTAGTCAAGAATGATTCTGCCATCAGTACGAAAAATTAATTGTTGCCAATCCTCAAAGAACAATTCATTGGCTTCATTGATGTAAAGTAGATTTCTTTTCCTACCCCTAATCTTTTGAGGTTGGTCAAGGGATATAAACTCTACAAGGTTGCCGTTTATGTAGTATTCGTGGTTGGACTTGTTATGGTGTTCCTCAATGTAGAGGTCGTGGGTTCGTAGTATATCAAAGAAGTCCCTCATTACAGATGCTCGGAGGGAAGGAAAGGACTTACGGCAGATGGTTATGGTTTTGTCCGTTTCTTGCTCGGTGTATTTAAAAATAATCCATAGCAGAATGTTGTATGTCTTTCCGCTACGAGTACCACCTTGCTCAACAATAATCTTTTTGGTTGACCGCAATAGGTGACCAAAGACCTTGTTTGTTTCAATCTTCGCCAAGAATCTCTATTTGGAACATCTTACCACCCGTTGCCTCTATCTCTTGGCGTTCTACATACCCACGCTTCTTTCCCTTTGTCTTTAGGTAGAAGATTGTGGCGGTGGAGTTGCCGTCTTTTATTTGCTTGTGCAGTTGGCTTTCTGCAAAGTCAATAGCTACATCTCCAAGTTCCTCTACGGCCTTTTTGTATTCGGCATCCTCTTGCATCCATAGGTAATGCGTAGTGCGCCCTATACCTACGGATTTACAAGCAGCCGTAACAACGCCTAAAGATTTCTCCAGAGCATCAAGCATTGCCTTTTTATGTTGTTCAGTTTTGTCCATACGGCTTACCGTTTATTTTAATATCAAGTGATGGGTCAAGTTTGTGCATTCGGTCTACAATCACTTGGCAGTACTTGGGGTCAAGTTCCATACCATAGCACTTGCGGTTGAGTTGGTGTGCTGCTGCCATTGTTGTTCCGCTTCCGAGAAAGAGGTCTGCAACTAAATCATTTTGCTTGCCCCAATTATTGAAAAACCAAGATGCCAACTCTATTGGCTTTTGTGTTGGATGAACTCGTTCACTATCTTTCTCTTTGTTTTTAAATCCTCCCCAAGTAATCCAAGCCATTTTGTTTCTTTCTTGTTTACTCCAACAAAGTTCAAAGTCAACATACGGCACGGCTTTTTGGGATTCGGTTTTTCTATTCCAAACTATACAACCCCCACGACCAAGATGTTGTGGGTAGTATTGCATACCCCATACAAAAATCTCTTTACAATAAGAAAAATACGATAGCAAAAATGATGGGTTAAAATCTTCGGCATCCCCTATTATCTTTCCAAATTTTTTACTCTTGCCGCCCGTATGTTTTTTTTGTATCTCATCCCATCTACCATCATTGTAGTCTATTCCATAAGGCGGGTCGGTGAATACCATATCAGCCTTCTGCCCATCCATAAGCCTTGCGACTGCATCTGAATCCGTAGAATCCCCACATAGCAGTCGGTGTTGGCCTATCTCTATTAAATCACCAAGTACGATATTGGTTTGTATCTCGCTCGGCATTTCATAGTCATCCTCCTCCGCTTCCAATACGGGCGTAGTATCAAAAGGCAATTCCAATCCCCATTCCGTCACCGCCTCCACATCCCATTCATTGGCAAGTAAATCCCAATCCCATTCACCGAAGCCCACATTATCCTTAATAATAAACTCGGCTTTTTGTTCCTCCGTTAGTTGGTCGGCAATTAGGATATCCACCTCTGTGAGTCCCGCAGCAATGGATGCTTTTAAGCGCATATTACCACCCAGCACTACCATATTGCCATCTACTACGATTGGGCGCAACTCAAGCATCTGTGGGAACTCTTGGATGGACTTTACAAGTTTCTTGAACTTGTCATCTTTAATGATTCGGGGGTTGGTCGGGTTAGGTATAACCTTTTTGATATCTACTTTCATCTATTAAGTAACTTGTTTTCGTGTATTTCCCGAAGGTACTCTTTTGGTAGGTTTGTTCCAAAGTCGGCAGCGTAGTGGCAATTCCTACAAAGAGCCATTAGGTTTTCTATTACATCCTTTGTCTTACTGCCTCCCATTCCTCTTGGCTCTATATGGTGGATGTCTACTGCTTTAGCACCGCATACCTCACAAGGGATAAAGTCTGTTTGGTCGTATCCCATTTCTTTTAGGTATATTTTGGTGTGTTGCTTCATAAGTGCATTCCGCTTTTGCTAACGATAGTTATTCCCCACCATAACCATCCGATGCTTACACATCCGTTGCATATTGGCGAATCGTAGGCGATGGAGATATGGGGGAGTAAATGTACGCTACCTACGAACTTAAAGGTTTCAATAACCATTGTGCTTGAGGTGTTTAGTTAATATGCTTTTATGAATCCCATCCATTTGAACATTGTCGTGCATCCACTTAAGGTAGTCAAGGTCGTTTATCTTGGATAGTTTCCAGCCTTTGTATCTTCCAATTACCATCTTCATATCAGATATGCGAAAGGGGTTCTTGTATTCCTTATAGGGTATGTGATGGTTTTGAATCCCCTTTCGGTTTTCTTTTAGTAAAGTGCGTTTGTTGAGTCCTTTATCTTTTTTCACAATAAATCTTTTGCTTTAATTAGTATTCCAAGCGATGTATTGTTGTCACCTCCTTTTACGCCTTTACGAAATGGCTTTGTGCGACATAAGTGTTTGAGGCGTTCGGTTTCTATTAGAATTGCATAGAGAATATCTTCTTTTTGAATTGATTCTTGATTTTGTTTCAATCTTTGACCATATTCAGAGGCAGCAATAAGCATCCAATAATCCGCTTGAGTTGTGGCTATGCCCGAAGGCTTATTTCGGGATTGATACTCAATATAAAAGTTTCCCGTGCGATAACAACCGAAATCAAATTTGACTTCAATGGTTCGGCTTGATAAGAGTTTGCCTATTAGCATCTCTCCAAGTTGCCCAAGTTCAAGGTCGTATTTAAAATCGTTGTTGTAGTTCACAACTGGAATACTTTGACATTGGCAGTATAGGCACTATGCTCACAGTCTCTTGCGAAGGTTATTGCTTCCTTCTCCTCCTTGAATGACTTACGCGCGTTTAGAAGCCAAGTATCATTCTCAAGGAACTTGTCGTAAACGACTACATAGCTCATTGCTCCTCATTGCATTTGCATTCATACTCAAAGTCTTCGTAGATGTATTCTCCACATCCATCACATACTGCAATTATTTGTGTCATTTCTCTTTGGTGTTAAAGGTTTCTATTTTACACTTTGTGGTGTTTTTATCTTACACTTTAAAAAGGTTTGGGGGAGGCTAAAGAAACCAACCTAACTCACCAAGAGTGCCTCCCCCGCCCCTCTATTGTTGGCGGTCAAGCCATCTGCGGTACATATTCGCTGCAACCGCTAATCGTTGTGGGTAGTAGGCATAGTCCTTGCGTAGACGAGCCATTGCGATTCTGATAAATTGCTCTTTCATTCTAAAGTTCCTTGAATGGTGTAAGAATCCAAATCGTTATGTAAGACAAAAAAGTCCTTATAATCTTTCAGAGCATCCTTCACCTTCTTGTATCCCTTGTTGATGAATGAGTCTGCAACATCAAAGACACCGATGTCCAATGACCCTTTGTCAATGGCTATGAATTTGAAGTTGTCTATTGGTACATTAAAGAGTTGTGTGTAGATAAAGGCTTGGATGTCGTATCCGTATTTCTCGGCACTCCATTGGAAAGCTCTTACATCTTGGGTTGTCT